TGCGACAGGCATATTGCCCAACTTAATCCAAGTGTTAAAAGTCCAAGTTTTTTGATTGCTTGTTGATGATGGTGTGCGGCTTAGATACGCACTATCTGCCGCATTAAACCGCAGAGACTGGTCAATGAGGTATGGGTAAAAGCTACCACCTGCGTTGTACATCCAGTGTGAAGATCCAATTGGTCCACTCATATTAAATCTCCTTTAAGCAAATGCAAGTTGTGGCGCACCTAATAGTATTCTGTTTGATGCAACAACAATGTACGGTACAATATCCGTAGTGCTTGCTGCTGTTGATAGTGTAATACCTGAACCACCTGCAGTTTCATAGTCAGTACCAAGTGATACTGTTCTACTACCTGTGGCGTCTTGAATAAATACAATAAAACCTGATTGACCAACTGCTTCAGTTGTTGGGTTTACCAGGGTTACATTGCCTGTTAATGTTAATACAAAGTTTTGATTAGTGTCAAAATCAAGAGTAACGTTACCTGTGTTTGTAGTGTCAGTATCGGTGCTACCTCTTTGTGCAGCTGTAAAAGATTGCGCTGTATTTAATTTAGCAAGAGTAGCTGAAAAAGCGCTATCTAGTTTAGCCGAAGTAATTGTACCGTCAGTAACACTATTTACACTCAACACATCACCAAGCGCAATAATATAATCAATAGTATCACTAGCTGTTAAAGCACTATCAAATACAAGATTACTTCCTGATACTGTAAAGCTATCTTGCGGTGCTTGTGTAACACCATTAAGTGACACTATCAAATGATTAGCAGTTTCTGGATAATATGCTGCGCCACCTAGCGTAAGAGCGTAGGTAGCCGTAGCAGAGGCAGTAAGGCTATCAAGTTTATGAAAGCCTCCGCTTGTAGGGTTTTTTCCTATGTATGGCATTATGCTAAGTCTCCAAATTGTTGTCCAAATATTTGAGCGCAATCATATTTGGTTCCGCTATAACCAACATAGCCTTCAAGTTCACTTGTGCTTTCTGTTCCAATTTCTATACTGCCTGCAGAAAACGCTTGTGTAGGATTTTCATCATAAGTATGAGTACCACTTAATGATGCACCATTTTCACTAGACAAGTTATTTGTTAAATTAAAAGAAAACGTACCTGTTCCATCATCTGTTGCAGATGTAATATTTAAACTTGATTCTAAAGTAGGACCAGTTCTTAAATCATATCTAACCCAAGTTTTTGCTACTGCGTTTGTAAGATTAACATTTACGCTACTACTGCTTGAAGCAGGAACAGTTGAAGACGCTGTAATTTCACCAGCACCACTTACTGTTCCTGTAAAAGCAAAATTATCAGCAAGATTTACGCTTTCAGCTTGTATCTTTGAAAGTGCCATTGTAGCCTCCTATTAGTAAGGGCTAGCACCAAGAAGATCACTATCCCATGCAGCCTTAAGCTCATCGATCGTTGTTGCATTATCAATAGCACTAGCTGCTGGTGCATCACGCAAAGAATTCTTTTTAGTAACGCTAGCTGCTTTAGCTGTTGCATCATCTGCTTCAAGTGCTTTCATGTATACAACATCTTCTGCATCAAGCAGAGGTCCGCGTACTTCACGCACTTTGTCTTTAAAAATAGCTTTGGCACTATCAAGATCTTCTGAGATTACATTCCCAGAAAGAGACCAAGCACCACGGAAGCTACGATCCGAAGGCACAGTTACATCGGCTGCATTAGCTGAGTTACCGTCCTTATCGACAATATATGTATCTACCATTTATTTCTCCTATGCGGCGACAAGATCTTGATTGATCTTCCATGCATTACGCCATTCTCTAGTTTGAGGTAATTGTTCTTTTTTACAAATAACCATTTTTAAACGGTTACTTTCATTATATGTTTTCCACACTGCTTCTGGACAGTCTTTCTTAATAAGATATTCAATCGCTTCTTCTTCAGTCATTGGACCAACTGGTTCAGTCTGATGCAACAAGTAACCACGAGTGTGTTTCTTGAAGTCGGGTTGCGCTTCGTCCTTTGCCAGTTCCCAGTACACCCACACAGGTGGCAGGATACCGCCCTGTAGCGCACACGCCATCCAGTTAGGGTCAGCCACAAGTATCTTGGCGCAATCATCAACGCTGTCCTCATAGACAACACGATAGTCTGACTGCACACCGTCTAGGTTTTCTTTTGCCCAGCACAAACGGTCAAACAAGTGAGTGCCTTGAAACTCTGGTGTCTGCATTATGCTAAGTCTCCGTGAACTACAAAAGATGAACCATTACAAAAGTCGAGTGGACTATTACTGGTGTTTTTACAAAATAATCTAGGTGACGATGCAGACAAATGATCCTCATCTAAATGAAAAAATCGACCAGCGGATTGACCTGATGAAGTGTTTTCAGCGGCAGTTCCTACAATGGAAATATTCACGCTCGAAAAGGCGTTAGTGAACGAAATATTGTCATCTCCTGTCCCGTTATCTGTTATGCTTGCTACGTTAAGTGAGGCATTTACAGATGCTGTTACTTCACTATCAAACATTCCCCAAGCCTTCGCACTACCCTCGACAACATAGTTCGTGGCGATTGACCCAGCGGTGCTGTGTTCCAGCGTATCTGCTATAATTTTACCTGCCATTATGCTAAGTCTCCGTGAAGGATGCAGTTCATATCAATGCTATCTTCTAGTGAATTACCACCATCAAGATTGCATATTTGAACTTCGGATGTTGTCTTGCTTGTGTAAGCATCTGTGTCACCAGTGCCAGAAGCAGTAATATCTATGCCTGTCCAACAAGTATACGAGTTACCATTTCTATTACATCCGCTAGTTGCCATACCGTGATACACAGCATTGTTCATGTTGTTGGTAAAAAGCACCTTATGTTGACCTGTGTTTACATCTGTTAACGATGATGTATTAAAACTGTCTCTTGGACTTAGAGTTGCCGCCGCACCGTTAAAGTTTACCCAGCACTTTGCCAACCCCTGTTCTAATTTAGCAGTAGCAGTAGCACCAACAGTCACGGTGATGTCATTAGCAGTGGTCTTCCCTGTGAGGGTATCTACTTTAATTTCACTCATGCTAAGTCTCCGAATATTACAGCGTTCATACTCTGACAGTCATCTTGCACTCCATCATCGTGGTCAACGCTAAAAAGGCGTTGTGCAGTTGCTGTGCGTGAACCAATCATTGAATTGTGGTCATTTCCGTCTAGTTGTGTGGCATAATCACTTTGTTCATTACCCGCCTCTGCTAGAACAGGATATGTTGTTGTATTCATTGCGCTTGTAATGTTGTTTTGATACTGACCCACACCTAAATCTGTTAGTGAACTTCCGTTGAAACTTTCGTCATAAGATATTGTTCCAGCACCACCGCCAAACTGACACCACGCTTTCGCAGCGTGTTGCTTAGTCAGCGTGACAGGACTGGTGCCATCACTGCCTGTGATTGTGTCTGCTCTTAACTCGCTCATGCTATCACCAGATTACCGTCTACAGTCAAGGTAACTCCCGTTGCTACAGTTAGAGGGCCAGCGCACAAACCGTTGTCTGTGGAAGCAATCGTCACATTCGTATCTAATTGCTGTTCATGTACGCGGAAGATATCACCCTTGCCATTCGTTGTGTCTCCTGTTGCGCCGTTCTCGCCTTGAAAATAACCAGCACCAAGTGACAAGCCAGCTGCAAACTTAGCAGTGGTAATAGAACCATCTGGTGGAACTGTTGTTTGCAAAGCAAGTCCGTTATAAACAACATAAATATCATCTGTTGCTACAACAGTGCCTGTAAGCGTTACTGTACTTCCTGCAACTGTATAAGCTGTTCCAGGTTCTTGTCGTACATTGTTAATGAAAAGATCAATACTTTCATTACTAGACACTGAATGTGTAAGAGTAAGACTAGTACCTGTAGCACCAGTTAAATCTTGTTTAGTTGGAACACTACTGTAACCTTGTACAGCTTGATTACCAATATAAGGCATAGCGTCCTCCTTTAAGTTGAGATAGCGTCTACAGCAGAAACCCAAACATCAAGTGAAGCAGCAGTATCTGATTGAATATAAAGCCTATCTCCTGATTGTACTACTACTTTAGCGCCACCATCAAGTAACTGTAGTGCGCCGCCAGCAGCAATAGGTGCGCCTTTAACTAAGTAGATATCATTTGCGCCATCATTAATATACGCATCTACAGTAACTGAATTAGTTAAAATATTTGTAATATGAATACCTACGATCGTGTCATAGCTATCAAATGCTGCCCCACTAGGAATAGCTGCGGCAGATGTCCCAACATTATTTTGGGTATATC